ACGGAGACGGAGATGGAGATGGAGATGGAGATGGAGACGGAGACGGTAGAGGACAGGGACAAGGTACAGGTTTATTAGGTGGTGGCTCTGCTCTTCCTAAAGATGAAAAAAGAAAACTAAAAGAATATATTTCTAATGTTGAAGATTTTAAAGCAAAAGAAATTTTAACTGAACTTTTCCAAGGGTTGTTTAAAACATGACATACTTACAATTAGTTAATGCTGTAATGAAACGCCTTAGGGAATCTACAGTAACCTCAGTTGATCAAAATACCTATTCTGCTTTAGTTGGAGAGCTTGTTAATGAATCAAAACGTATAGTTGAAAACGCTTGGGATTGGGAAGCCTTACGTAGTGACATTACTTTTAATACTTCTGATGGTGACTATATTTATACTTTGTCTGGATCAAGGGACAGGGTAACAGTATTAGATGCTATAAACGACACATCCAACAAACGGTTAAGATACAAAACACCACAAGAGTTTAAAAATTATAAAAACTTATCTACGTCTTCTACAGGATCACCTTCGTTTTTTACCTACGCTGGTTTTGAAAGTACACATACCCAGATTCATGTACACCCTACACCTGACGGAGTGTACTCACTAATATTTACTTCAGTCATTAGACCTGATGATTTATCTTCTGATTCCGCTACTATATCCATACCTACTGCCCCAGTAATCCAGTACGCAACAGCATTGGCAGCTAGGGAACGTGGGGAAACTGGAGGCACTAGCGCAGCAGAGTTGTTTGGTTTAGCGGATAGAGCATTGTCTGATGCCATATCCTTTGATGCTGCAAAGCATCCTGAAGAGACAGTCTACAGGGCAGTTTAATGGCTCAACAGTTACAGAATGTAACAATATCAGCACCTGCATTTTCTGGTATAAACACGCAGGATTCGCCAATAGACCTTGATCCGTCTTTTGCACGAATAGCTGATAACTGTGTAATTGATTCGTTTGGTCGTATTGGTGCTAGAAATGGTTATGAACTTTTAACAACTGACGCTACAGATTTAGGTGGATCAATAGGGACAGAAAGTTTATTTGAGTTTATAGATCAAAGCGGTGATATAGTAGTTTTATCCGCAGCTAACAATAAACTGTTTTCAGGTACAACAACTTTAACAGAGTTATCCTCAGGAACCACTATAACAGCTAACAACTGGAAGTTTGCTAACTTAAACAACCATTGTTATTTGTTTCAAAAAGGACATGAATCATTAATCTTTACTGATGCTAGTGGTTCTGCTACATTAACTAAATTTAGTAGTTTTGGTTCAGCATCAGGAACAGCACCACAAGCTAATGAAGTAATATCAGCTTTTGGTAGACTTTGGGCAGCAGATGTAACAGGGAATCAACATACAGTTTTCTTTAGTCATCTACAGATAGGTTATCAATGGACAGGAGGTAGTTCAGGCAGTTTAGACATAACGTCAGTGTTACCTGCTGGTGAAGACCCTATAGTAGCTTTAGCAGCGCATAATGGTAAACTTATAATATTCTGTCGTAATACTATTTTAATTTACGCAGGAGCCACTACGCCTTCTAGTATGACGTTAGAAGATACAATAGTAGGGGTAGGTTGTATTGCTAGGGATTCTGTAGTTAGCATTGGTACAGACTTGTTATTCCTATCTGACTCTGGGCTTAGATCCTTAGGTAGAACTATACAGGAAAAGTCAGCAGCTATTGGTGATCTGAGTCAAAATGTAAGGAATGATTTAATAGGAGATATTGCTACAGAAACAGGAAACATTAAAGCAGTCTATAGTCCTGAAAATTCTTTTTACTTATTAGCTTTACCTTCTAATGAAAAAGTATATGTATTTGATATTTCCAAAGTATTACCTACAGGAGCTTTTAGAGTAACAACGTGGTCTAGTATTAAACCTTTATGTTTTGTCAGGGAAAGAGATGGTGATTTAATATTTGGTAGGGCTGGCGGTATCGCAAAGTATTCAACATTTAAAGATAATGACGCAGCTTTTACTTTGCAATACTTTAGTAATCCACTAGCTTTCCAACAACCAGCTAATGTCAAGTTTCTTAAGAAGTTTAACTTAACAATAATAGGTGGTGCTGCAACATCCGTAGTATTTAAGTGGGGCTATGATTATAGTGAAGCATACGAAACACAAAACTTTACTATAGGCTCGTCAGCGGCTGCTGAGTATGGTGTAAGCGAATATGGAGGAACAGCAGAGTATACAGCTAGTTTACTTGTAAATACACCTAAGATAAACGCTACAGGCGGTGGGGAGGTTGTAACTGTGGGTCTTGAAGCTAATATAGCAGGTGCGCCATTTTCAATACAGAGAATTGATATTCTAGTATTACTGGGAAGGATATTATGACAGATTATACAAAAACAGTTAACTTTGCAGCAAAAGATAGTTTAAGTTCTGGTGACTCTGCTAAGATTGTTAGAGGAACAGAAATTAACACAGAGTTTGATAATATTGCTACAGCTATTGCAACTAAACTAAACTCTAGTGGTGCTGTATTTACTAACCCTGTATCATTCCCTGATGGGTCAGCTAGTTCTCCAGCATTTACAAACACAGGCGATACAAACTGTGGTTTATTCTTTAGTGCCGCAGATACACTAGCGTTTACCGCAGGTGGTACAGCGCAGATTACTTTTTCTGATGGACTTGTTGCTCCTGTAACTGATAATGATGTAGATTTAGGTACAAGTTCTTTACAGTTTAAAGATGCTTTTATAAACGGAACTCTGGAAGCAGACGCTATTACGATAGCTGGAGTAACTCTTGCAGAAACTATTGCTGATACCGTAGGTGCAATGGTATCAGGAAATACAGAAACTAATATAACTGTTACATATGATGACTCAGATAACACCTTAGATTTTGCTGTAGGTACTGTAGGATCATCAACAGAAATTACGGTTAGTGCTAATAACAGTACAGATGAAACAGTCTATCCTTTGTTTGTAGATGGTGCTACAGGTTCACAAGGAGCCGAAACGGATACAGGGTTGTCCTATAATCCTTCTAGTGGTTTATTATCACTGACAGGATTTGGAGGCACTGGGTCAGTTAAAATGCCTGTAGGAACCACAGCACAACGAGATGGTTCTCCAGCAGCAGGTTTATTTAGGTACAACAGCACCACAGGTAAGTTTGAAGGCTATACAGATAGCTGGGGTGATATAGGTGGTGGTGAAGCAACAATTACTGTAAGCACTATGACAGGTGACGGAAGCGATACTACTCTTACTCTATCCGCAGAACCTCCCTCAGAAAATGCTGTACAAGTTTACTTTGATGGTGTTTATCAACACAAAGATACATTTAGTGTTAGCGGTACAACTCTGACATTCAGCACAGCACCTCCGTCAGGTGTAAGCGTAGAAGCAATGAATCTACTAACTGTAGCTGCTAGTACAACTCCAGCAGATACTAGTGTAACAACAGCTAAGTTAGCGTCAAACGCAGTAACAACGGCTAAGATTACAGATGCTAATGTAACAACAGCTAAGATAGCAGATTCAAATGTAACTACAGCAAAGATAGCAGATTCAAATGTAACTACAGCAAAGATAGCAGATGATGCAGTAACCAGTGCAAAACTAGCTCATGCTCTTGATGTAACTACATCGCTTGGGGTAGGCGGTGGTTCTTCTAACGGAGTTTCTATCTCGCAAGGAGCTATTGCTCTTAAAAATGGGGGAACACAGTCAAAGATTGATTTTTACTGTGAAAGTTCTAATGCTCATTACACAAGATTACAAGCTGCACCTCACGCTAACTATGCAGGTAACATAGTTCTTACTTTACCATCTAGTGATGGTGATAGCGGTCAAGCGTTAATTACTGACGGTAGTGGTGTAATGTCTTGGTCTACATTAGGCGGTGCATACAATGATTGGGCTGTTAAAACAACAACGTATACCGCAGTAAATAAAGATCAGCTTATAGC